AATATTACCTCTGGATGACTTATGATGGAAGTGACCTGAGCAAACAACATCGAACTTAGATAGAAGTTCATTATCGAACTGACCATGATCATTTACAGCACCACGATGCATCTCGAAGCCAGCTAGCTCAAGATGTCCGAAGAGAACATGGGCAGTTGTAGTATTGATAAACTCTACTGACTGTTCGTAGTTACCAGAGCACACCCAAGGTAGAAGAGCAATTTCAAGATCTTCATACGTATATGTTTTAGGCTCACTCAATACATTGATTAGTTTATATTCAGTCAGTAACAGCTCAGGTGAGTTAACTTCATTAGTATTCTTATAGAATGTATCGTGGTTACCGACGAATACATCCATACTGATGTTATTGTCTCTCATAACATCAAAGAAATATTTACGGGCGCGCGACAAGGTATTAAAGTTAATATACTTGCGTCGATCAAACAAATCGCCGAACTGAACGATATGGAGTATATCATGCTCTTTCAAATACGGAAAGAATACTTCCGAATAAAACTTCTCAAAATAATCATGAAACGCGGAATTGTCGTTCCGCGCTCCAAAGTGCGTATCACCTAACAAGGCTATTTTCATAATATATCCTAACGACGTTTAAACTGCGCTTGAGCGCTATCCTTCTTATACTTTGCAATTGCAACATCACAATAGTCGCGAATTGTTTCTATCACCGTTACCTGATTAAACTTAACATGTTCAGGGGTATTCTTTGCTTGTAGTGATTCGACCATCTGCTGTACAATAATAGGTACAGCGTTAAATCTGCTCATCTTCGTCTCCGATAAATTTCTCTAGACCTTTTTTCTTCTGGGTCTTCTTTTGTGATTGCTTTGCGTCATACTTCTCTGACATGGTTTGTAGTTTATCCATATCCATTGTTAGCATAACAGCATTAAAGTGTGATTGATCATCCGGGGCCATCTCAACCATGGTATTCATAGTAATAGAGTTTTCCATAGTCTTATACTTAATATAAGTCTGTTTCTTCTCTTTATCAATACGTCTCAGGAATGCATAGTACATAATCTGCGTAAAGTACGCAAACGGATTGGTCGACTTTTCCGGATTGAAGTTATGAAGATAACGGAGACAGTTTTCAATAGCGTCACCGATCATCTCATCTCTATATGTATAACCGATAAAGTTACGATTGGTCGAAAGACGATTTGCGATCAGCCAGATACATTCGCCGATATAGCGAGTTGCAGGGGGGGTTTCTAACCCTGCTTCCTTAGCTTCATTATACTCTCGTATATACTTGATCATTTCAGTATATAAACGTTTGTTATCTACGTAATGGTTTGACATATTGTTACCTTAATGAAGTTTCGACCCGGTAAGATTTCTATAAACCTCACCCATTTTTGCTAGCTGCTCTTTTTCTTCTTGCATCATTTGTTGCAGTTCAAGAGTAGCCATATCAATCTGCGCACCAATCCCGTCACGGGTAAAGGTCTTCGAATATTCGCTCGCCTGAAGATAATAGTTGACTAGATTTATCGAAGGCTTATAACATGTTATAATACATTCCGGAACAAAAATCAACCCATCATTTTCTGAAAGCATGCATGCATCGCGTAGCTTCATCGCACCGTCCTTCGATGGTACAATCCACATTGGATCCATTAACTCAAATTGTTCCAGCTTATCGAATTCCTCATCTGTCTCACAGGCAAGGGTCCCGATAATCTCTTCACCGGAGATAAGTTTGAATACTAATTTCATTTTAACCCCACTGTGTAAATCTTATAATCGAACTGCTCTGAATCATAGATCTTAGCGCGTTCTTCGAAGTGCTGCAATACAAAGTTCTTTAGCTTGCCATGTGATAGATCATCGACTATATCATAGAGAACTGCATGAGTCTTTTCATCATGCTGTCTAAGCATACGACCGATTGACTGGAGTACTTTAATCTTCGACTTAGAAGGAGATGCTGCAATCATATGGTGTAAACGGTTAATACTAACGCCTGTTGACGTTGTACCCAGCGAAGCCACCAGGATAGCGTTCTCTTCCTCTTCGATAGCCTTACGTATAAGTTCTCTTTCGTTACCCTTTACGGAACCATCGATATAGAATACGTTTGAATGATCTTTTAAGCTATCATATAACGCTTCGCCATGATCTGTAAGCCTAAAGAATACAAGCTTATTACCTTTTAAGCTCAACGCGAGATTACGGATAAACTCCGTTCTTCTTGTGTGCCCTACAAGGTAGTCTACCTCTTCTTGGTAACTACGCTTTCTCTGTAGTTTTGTCTTCTTATCAGTGATGGACTTATGAAACTCTTTACGCTCTGCATCAGAGTACTTAAGAACAATGCATTTGATCTTGATATCAGCAGCATGACCTTCATCGATCAACTCACGGGTTGTTGTAGTCCTATAAGGTGCACCAAACAAACCGTAGATTGTTGTCTTATTAAGCTCTGAGTTATCTAGCGTTCCTGTCGTTCCGAATCGATATGGGGTGTTGGCCATCGAGGAGAGTATGTTAATGATTGTTGTTGCTTTCGCGCCGTGCGCTTCGTCGCCGAACACCACTTGGTACTGGTCGTACCATTCCTTAGGGAGCTTTTTCTTCCCATTGTCCAGAGACTGCCAGGTAGTGATTGTAGTATCAAATTCGTGGTCATTGGTCTTAATCAATCCGTCAATAGAGGTGTTGAATGTACCCGTATACCCGTATGACTCAAAGTCAGACTGCATCTGCTTAACCAAGCCGATAGTAGGTACGATGATAAGTGATTTAGTATTAAGCTTGCGTCTATACCATTCGTTAATGACGTAGATAATAAACGACTTACCAGATGATGTAGGTGATAATAGAGTGCGTCTACGCGAACGAAGGCACTTAACAATAGCATCGATTTGATAGTCTCTAATCTCTAACCAGTCAGGTAGATTGAGCGACTTCATAAAGTCTTCTACTTCTTTAACAGAGACGTTATCGTATAGGAACTCGTCATCGAATGAGAAAGTATAGCCTCTCTCATCACAGAACTTCTTAATACGCTGCGCTAGTCCTGCATATACAAGTCGCGTCATTCTATTAACTAGTCGTATTTTACCATCCCATATACGCGCTTTGTATTTCGGATCAAACTTATAGTTGTCCTTAAAGAACGTTAGATGGTCAGATATCTCCATGAGCGTACCTGGATCACATCTCACCTTCAAATGCGAGGCATTAAAATACTCTAGATGAACATCAGTTTCCAATATTATGCACCACTCTGGAATTTAATCCACTCGATCGCGTTCTTGATTTGAAAGCCGCGATTCATAATAGATTTGATTATTGATTCGAGAAGTTCTATCTTCTCGTGTTGAATACCTATCTTAAGAGTCAGGTCTACTACTTCGCTATCTGTATCGACATATGAGCCAGCATCTGCTTTAAGAATTTTACCTATAGGAGGAAGCTGCCAACCCTTTTCAGCTTGAGCACGGGTAGGGCCTTGCGTAAAGAACTCAAACTTCTCAAGACGGAGCAGTTTAAGGTCAGCTTCATACTTACGGAGGATTAGGCGCTCCTGCGTATAGATCTTATGATACTTCTGGTGGAGTTTCGATGCGTTAAGCGATTCACGGTCGAGCTCTTCGCGATTAATAATCGAGTCACGCTCCCACAGTTCAAAAATGTTTTCAAGCTTCATAATATACCTCTAATGACTTACACTCAATATAGTTGCTTTTAATATAGAATGCAACTACTAAATGTTATCAATATACCATCTTGTGAAGCGGAATGTCACTGAAGCTGTAATGTATTGCGTCTCTGTAAGGGTAGTATCATACTCAACCCCAGACAGGTTTATAGGATAAGCATCTGTAAATCTGTATACGAGATTTGGATTAAGATTGCTATCTAAAATAAACACCGAGCAATCTGAACGCCAATCTCTGTATTGCTCTAGATTGTCAGGGCGACCAAGGGCTACCATCCAATTAAAAATAGAAAGATAATCTTTCATATTTTCCCCAACGAGGAATGAAATAGTCAGATCATCATATGTGATGTTACCTGGCATAGGAATTGGTACAAAGGGAGTAGGTACAGTTGCTGTACCAAGATTAAGGGCTGGCAATTGTACGGATTGAGCTCTATACTCAATCTCAGGGGTTCTTTCGAGCTTAAACTTAAAGTTAAGTTGCGATAGATTATTTTGATCAAATGATGGCATTTTTAGCTTGCCTCTATTCTAGTTTGTCTATATAAGCATATTGTGGCCGACGAATAATATAACGTCCTGGTACCCACTACGTACTATTTATCTAGACAAAAAGAGAGGGTGACCGAAGCCACCCTCCCAGTTTTTTGGTTGGTTAACCCAACTCTCATTATTACATGAGGTTGTTGACAAGAAGACGACGATAGTAAACGTTGGTATCTTCTGCAAGACGACCAAGAGCTGTATCGCTCGAACCTTCTGCGAATGGATTCGCTACCATGCCGTAACGGGTCTTGAAACCGATCTTTGGCTGGAATGTGTCAGGATTGACTGCACGTACCATCTGTAGTGGAACATATGGGCAGTAGAAGAGACCAGCGTCAAATGCTGACGAGCCCTTGTAACCTACTACCATGTAGTTCGAACCAGCATATGGATCGATGTAAACGCGTAGACGACCGTTTAGAACACCTGCGAAGGTATTGCCTGTATCGTCAACGTTTAGGTTGTTTGAGTTAAGAGCTGGAGCGTAATCAAGAACGCCTGCCATCTGAAGTGCCGAAGCAACGTCTGACGAACAGATGATGATGTTACCCTTACCACGTCTGGTAGCCTTTGCGATAGCGTTAGCTTCACGCTCTACCTGGAACATAAGGCCCTTGAACTTTTCAACTGACCAACGGCCGTTTGAATCGGTGTCAAGGTCGAATACGCCAGCAGTTGTTGTACCTTCTGCAGCACCCTTACGAGCGGTGATAACGATTGTACGAATAACTTCACGGTTAATTTCTGCAAGAATTTCTGCAGAAAGAATATTGCTGAGTTCTGTTTCAGCATCAAGGCCGTGAATTGCCTTTAGATCCTGAGCTAGTTCTAGCGAATATTCAGCCTTCAGAGCGCGTGACTTAGCTTCTACTGAAACCTTCTCGATCGAGAACGCCATTTCTGGGAAGATCGATGTGGTTGAAGAACCTAGGCCTTCTGCGAGCGAAGTCTTAATACCGCCTGCGAAGTTATAAAGGTCGTTGGTTGCGTTTGTGTTAGCCGATGGTGTTGTACCAAGGGTTGCATCGTAACCGCCTACTGAGTTAGATGTTAGGTAACCTGCATCTGTTGCTGATGCGTTAGCACCGCCACGAGCAGAATGACCTGTGTCTACTTCGTTGTAGAAGGTTTCTGTGCCGCCCTGGTTGTCGTAACGAGCACGCATTGCGAAGATAAGGCCTGTTGGACCTGTCATTGGCTGAACGCCGCAGACATCATATGCCATTAGGTTTGGCATCGCACGGCGAACGAGCGAGATAAGAACTGGATCGAAGTTATCGATCGAGTTACCGGTTGCGTTTGTTGGAGCGGCTTCACCAAGGAAACCACCGGACATTGCAGCACGAGCTTCTGCAACAGCCTTCTCAGTATTCTCAAGAATCTGAGCTGTTACGGCGCGCTTGTGTGCGTCCTTAATT